GTTTACCCCACATTCGGCGGTCTTATCAGAAACCCGTTCAAAACTGCAACTGGCACTAACCCTGCCAAAATGTTCGCAGGCGACCTTTGCTGGTACAAGACCAACGACAAAGGTATGGAACCTGAGATTTATCTGCTGAAAACCTTCGAGGTTATTTCAGCATCATCAACCACTGTCAACATTAACAAGGATGGCGGTTTCCGTCACAAACCTTGCGTTGGCGACATCATCATGAAAGCCCCAGAGACAATCGGTGGAGAAGGAACTGGCGTGAAAATCACAGCCATTGAGGAAACCACTGTTACCGTGTCAGAGGTTGTTTACAATGTATGGGCTGTTACAACTTCAGCAAACATCGCATCCTCACTGTCAAAGGGAGACATTATGGTAGAAGCAGAGGCAACTGGCTCAACAACCATGCTTGTGAAGGCAATCAACGCAATTATCGATTGCGACTGCGATTTCTTCGACACTCCTGTTATCACACCGAATACGAATTTGACTCCGACTTCCGCAACCAACACTTCTGATTTCGACAGTCCGAGATTCATGTACACCCCAGCACTTGGCGGCATTATGTACACACATAAGATGTCACCAGTTCCGGCTTGTGTCAAACTGCTCAACCGTTCCAACATTAACGGATGGTTCAGGGTTGACTGGTACGACATGAACGGAAGCGTTTCCGCTGCCGAGACCGCAACTGCCGAAAAGCTGGCTGTGCTGTTCCAAGAAGGCACGACAGACCCGACTACATCAACCGTAGGTGTAATCGGCTCAACTTACACCAACACAACCGACCAAGGAATGTTCCGTTGCACCAATGTGACCGTTGGCGCTGAATCGACAACCTACACTTGGGAAGAAATCACATTTGTATCATAAAAAAGAAAGGATTAAGTCATGGCAAAATTTGAAAACAGTCAATATACGAAGCTGTATGACAGCATGGAAGGACGCAGCATTATGACCGCAATCCTTGCCAACCCCGATTTGCTCCGTGCAAATCACATGTTCTGGTCAGAGAAGTTCAAAGTTGACCCGAATGTCACACCAACCGATGCTCACGGCAAAGCCACGTTCACATCATATATGCGCCAGCTTGAGTCTGGTCAGATGATGGACATGAGAGCACCGCTTGGCGACTCAAGACCAGTCGAAAGAGGCAACGCCGCTTTCTATACTGGCGTTATCCCAGATTTCATCGCCCCTGGCTATGTGGAGAAAGCTCCAGAGAGAATGTACAAGGAAAAACTGTACGAACAGTTCGGAGATGCCAAGCTGCTCGCAATGTTCGCAACAGATGTTCTTCAGCCTATGGTCGATTCAGCCAACCAGACCTTGTCAAACATGGCCGCCCAGCTGATGTCAAAAGGCTCAATCACCTACAACTATGGTGGTGGCATCCATGACAACTTGTACAAGGCAGACATCCCTGCGGCAAACTTCAAGACCGCTGGTGCTGTTTCTTGGGCTGACACAACCAACTGCAAGATTCTCGACCAAGTAAGAAAGCTCTACCAAGACATTCTTGACCAGCTCGGATTGGAAAGTCTTCCGATGCAGTTGGAAATCACGAGAAACAACTGGAACAACTACTGGCTGAAAAACGCTCAGGTAATTGAATGGGTTCGCTACATCAAGTCGGTGAACAACGTTCTTCTGCCTACTACCATCACCCTGACAAGTGACATGGCACAGGAAGCTGTGAACGCTTTCGAGGGACTTCCCAAGATTGTCATTATCGAGGAGAAACAGAAAGATGAAACAAGCGGGATCGTTCACGGATGGGCTGACAACATTGCTGTCATTCGTCCTATCGGCTACGCTGGTTACATCCGCCACACTTCAATTCTTGACGAAGAGGTTTACACCAAGTATGGCAACACCCTCATCACAAGAAACTTCTCCCATACCAACAGCGGCTTAATGACTGTGATGAACAGCGTTCATGCCAACGGTAATCTGAAAGAATGGCACACCGACCTGATGATGAGCGCAATCCCATCATTAGATGAGTTCCTGTACCACTTTATTATTAACACTACCACCGCAGACTAACAATTAAAAAAACAACTGATATGGAAGTTGAGGATTTCATAGTTGAATATATGTCTGGTTTGACAAACTTCGTCTTTGACCGCTCCGTCATTGAGCGAATAGCCATTGACAGAGGTTGTGCAGAGGTGGATTCAGTTGATTCGCTTTCGCAGCAAGACAAGGACTTGCTGCGGGCGGATTTGCTGTACACCGCTTACTGTGGCCCAGACACGATAGCCAACCGTACGCAATCTCATGGGTCTTACACACAATCCGTAGGCTCACAGAAAGTGAACAAGAGCGACTTGTTCAGAATCTTCATGCATCTGTATCAGAAGTACGATGATCCAATGCTTGAGCAGATTCAGGGAAACATGCAATGGCTTGATTTTTAATATGCCTATATATGAACACAATGCCCAAACAAATTCAAGAATATCCGTTTACAGGTTCGTTTTACAGACAGACCGATGGTGACGTTTCCGTTCCTTTGAACGAGCGTGAATCATCTGAGGAGCTTGTGTTGACAACCGTGTGCGACATTCAGGAAGCATCACACTCTATGAGCAGGGATTTCATTGAGGCATCATACGCAGTTTACTTTCCGTTTGACGGAATAGTGCTTGTGAGGCGCAGCGACCTGTTCAGAGGCGAGATGTACGGCATGGACATAATCGGCACTGTCATTGGTGTTTTCCCTTCTCAGCTTGGAGGCTGCAAGGTGTATATAAAGAGTTTGGAGGAGGAATAGGGCTATGGCGAGAGGTGCGTACAGTTTTGATGATTTCTTAATCAGTTACAAAGGCGGCAACAAAGTTGCTATGGATGCTGCTATTGCAATTAAGCGTTGTCAAGGGCAATTTGTCTATGACACTCTGAAAAAGCTTCACGATGTGATTGAATGGTATGTCACCACAGGAAAGACTTACAAAAACAGGAAGTACAACCTCAGCGCAAGTATAGGCGGCTGCGTTTATTATAACGGAAAGCCTTATGAGTTTGACAGAACGTATTCAAGCGGTCTTCATCTCACAAACCCTATTTACTCTGGTGTTAAATCAAGAAAGCCTTGGCGTTACAAAGGTGTGGATTACAGAGGTCAAGATGTTATATGGTCTTACCTTAACCATCATGATTCTTTGCAGAAGGGGTTCAGTGTTGTTCTGGCTGTAGGCATGCCTTATGGTCAGTTCAAGAACATAAAGGACATGTTCAACAGATTCATGGCTTTGAATCCAGGAATCAAGCTGAACTTCATACCTATAAGAACGGCAGAAGGCGGATTTATTTATAACGAATAAAATTTCTGATTATGGAATACAATGCGAACATGAACATATCAAACATAGAGACATTCCTTGATGGTTTGTTCAGAGGGACTGTGTCTGACCATACTTTTGTCGGCACGCTTCCGACCACAATTAAACAAGATTGGAATGACATGTGTCTTGTTGATTTGTCAAACGCCATTCTTGATTTGGATGCCAAGGGGACTGGGCTCGCATTCATTTGGCTATACGCCAAGCCAAACCGTGACGGTACAAAGAACGTCAAGAAGATGTCTGAGCTCGAAAACGCAATACAAACCGCAATTGAATCCAACACAAACTCAAACTACTCTATCACAAGGAGCAGCACATACACCGAATATGACAGCCTCCGAAAATGGCATTGCAACATCGTTGAGCTCAATATTCAAATATTCAACAATAACCAATAAAACTTTACAATTATGGCAATTACAAGATTATCTTCGGGTCAGGTGATTCTTACGAATGCCTCCCACCTTTACATGACTCCTTACGTTGGCGCTGACACTGTTGGCGGCACTACGTATGATGTCGTGTCAATTGTCGGCGATACCATCAGCATTGAGCAGGATGACCCCGACACCAACGAAATTGCATGGGAGTTCGGTGATACCCCGTTGATGCAGAGCATCACTTTGGGTAACGTGAATTTCGCAGCTACATGTATCGACATGCAGAGCACAATCTTGGAAAAGCTGTTCGGCTGGACTAAGAACGCAAACGGTGTGTTCGCTCCTGTGGCTTACACCGATTTGTACTGCGCAATTCTCATCACCTTCCATGATTCCAACCTGCCTTACGTGATTCTTCCGAAGGTGAAAATCAGCTCAAAGGCTGTCATTCAGTCTCTGAAGACTGGTACTGCCGAAGCTCAGTTGAGCGGTACTGCATACGCAGCTTATGTAAGCGGTAGCGCATCAGGCGTAAGCACACCTGTTCACACTGTTACTCAGTTCGGAACAACTTCTCCATCATCTGCCAATCTTCTTCCGTTGGGAAGCATTTTTGTTGACACAAGTGGAAAGAAAATTTACACTGTCATCGACAATGATGGTTCTCTTGAATGGGATGCTGGCGTTTCGGCCTCTGGTGGCGATGCGTACTACACAAATGGTTCTGTTGTATGGTTTTGGGACAGCGGCGATTCTCAATTTGAATCAGTTTCATCTGTTCCTTCAACTGTTGGAACAGAAACCACTTGGGGCTTGTTCAACCCATCCTCAACTGCTTATGTTGACGGTGGTAGCGGCTCTTATGTGGCTGTTCCGTAACAATCACGTAATTGGAACAAAAAGAAAAAGACGGATGAGAAATTGTCCGTCTTTTTTTGTATCTTTGCGGCAATAAAAATCATAATGCTATGGGAAAAATCATAACCGCTGTCAGCGACAAGAAACAGAAGCTCGCAGAACAGAGAAAGAAGGCGAAGGAAGTAAACGAAGTTTCGATAGACGACCAGATACGCCTTGCTGAGATACTTAACGACACACCGAGACTTGTGGCATTGAACGGAACAGTTTGGGAGGTCAGAGCTTTAAGAATGGGCACACAGTACCTCATTGCAGAGAAGATGCTTGAAATAACGAAAGCCGAGGAAGGTTCGTTTGGTGATGTTCTCAAACACTTCTTCCAAAGTATTCCAGCTGTGGTTGAGGTTGTCGCTTTGTGCGTTCTCAACGACAGGCACAAGATTTACAAGAACGGCAGGGAGCATGATGGTTTCTCTGACTTGTACTATTCGACAATAGAGACGCTGACATGGGATTGCGACCCAACAAAGTTCATGGAGATATTGATTGACATATTCGAGCTTTTCGACATCAGTTTTTTTTTCGAAAGTCTGAACACGTTGGATATGTTCAGACAGATGACTACGATGAAGAAGAGGATGAGGAGGGATTTGCAATTGGAGGGCTCGCAGACGAAGACGAAGACAAAGACAAAAGCACGGAAATGAGGTATGCGGTGAGTCAGATAGGCGAGATGGTGGATTTCCTCAAGGCGTTCCCTTTTGTGAGCGCAGAGGAGTACAAATGGGGTCTGAGCGTGCCTATGATAAGGCTGATGAGCTACGACAACACGCATCTCGTGCATTTGACGAAGCGGCAGCAGATGATGAGGGGTGCGAAAAACATAACTATGGAAAACGACCTTGGCATGACGATATTGTCAGGGGAATAACATATAAAACGAAAGGAGACAATTATGGCAACAGGACAAGCTGGAGAGGCTGAACTGGTGAGAATAAATGAGAGACTTGAAAAGCTTAACAAGGATTTCGAGGAAACCGTAAAGCAATCCGAAGCTGCTAACAAGGCTATACAAGCAATGGGAGACACTATTCAGAATCTTGGTAGAGGTTTTGAAAACTTGGGCGATCTCTCAGACATGTTCAACCAAATAAAAACAAGTGCGATAGAATCCGCAAAAGGAATGGGCAAAGGTTTCACAGACCAGCTCAACGACATAACGGAAGCTGTCAAGATGCTTCCCAAAGCATTCACCAAGGATGTTAAATTCATAGATGTAGAAACTCTCAGAGGTCAGAAGGAGGAATCTGTAAAACTTCTCGATGAATACAGAAAGAAAAGAACAGAAATCGGCAATTTAATTGCTCAAAAAGAAGATGAGAAACTTGCATCGCCAGACGCTGAATCTTACGACAGGATAGTGGCTGATATTAAGGTGTTGAATAGTGAGCAAACAAAATATGACAATCTCATTCACAACCAAAAACAACTTGTTTCTGAAATAGAAAGAGGATGGGATGCTGATGTAAATGCTGCGACAAGATACAACGAGACAATACTCACGATGGCCGCAAATTACGAAGCGGCAGAGGTGCGTATCAAACAGATAGATGAGGAGCTTTTGAAGCTGACGGCAACAAACAAGGCTTTCAGAACAGATGCATCTGGTGAGATTGTCAAAACTCAAGAGGTGGAAAAGCTTGAGGAAGAGCGTGCGAAACTTGTTGAAACAAACAAGCACAGAAAAAAGGCTTACGAATATGTACAAAGAATAACAAGCGGTCTTTCCGAGCAAGCAAAGCAAGCTGATGAGTTGAGAAGAAGGCAAGAGCAGATAACACAAGAGAACGAAAGACAGCTTGAAGTGCGTAAGGAAATAGCTTCAATCAAGCAGACAGATGTAAAGTCAATGGGGGTTGATGACATTCGTAAATTATATTCTAATGCCGAAACGCTAAAAAAGAAACTTTTGGAACTTGAAGCAGCTGGGCAATCTAATAGCAGGCAATACAAAGAAAGTAAGGAAAAGTTAAACGCTTATACAGCAAAACTGAAAGAGGCTGGAATTGCTATGGATGGTTTTAAGAATGCATCAAGCAGAACTAATCAAATATTATCATCATTGGCTTCGCAATTCGGAATTGTTTTCTCTATAGGTGGAATTGTTAGTTTTTTGAATAATATAATTAAAATTACAGGAGAATTTGAGCTGCAAGAAAAGGCATTGGGTGCAATTATCCAAAGTCAAGAGAAAGCTAATGACATGTTCAATAAACTTACATTGATGGCAACAAAATCGCCATACAACATTCAGCAGTTGGTGTCATACAACAGACAGTTGGCTGCGTACCGTGTCGAGACCGAAAAGTTGCTTCCGACTATGAAGATGCTTGGCGATGTTTCGGCTGGTGTCGGTGTTGACATGCAGCGTCTGATTCTTGCTTATGGTCAGGTAAAGGCGGCAAACTATTTGAGAGGTCAAGAGCTTCGTCAGTTCTCTGAGGCGGGTATCAACATTCTTGGTGAACTTGCCGATAAATTTACAGAGTTAGAAGGCAAAGCTGTTTCTACTGGAGAGGTGTTCGAGCGTGTTTCAAAGAGAATGGTGACATTCGAGGATGTTAATGAGGTGTTTGAGCGTCTGACACAAAAAGGAGGTATATTTTACGAGATGCAGCAGAAACAAGCAGAGACACTTAGAGGTCAAATTAAGAACTTGAGCGATGCTTTCAAAATTGAGGCGAACAAAATGGGGTCTTCAATTTCAGACACCGTGAAAACAGCTGTGGGGTTGCTAAAGATTTTAATGAAAAGCTTGTCAACATTGTTAAATATAGGCAAGGGTGTGCTGTCATTATGGGTTGCTTACAAGATTGCATTGACAGTGGCAAACACAAAAGCAAAAATGATGGCATACACTACAAAAGGTTTGACATCTGCAAACGCTCTTTATGCCATGTCAATAAGAAAAGTTGAAAGGGCATTGCTCAGTCTTAATTTACAATTTGAAAAGGCAACAAATGGTGCAAAGGGATTCAGTGCTTTTATGAAAGGCGGAGGATGGGCTGGTGCTATTATGCTTGCTGTTACAGCAGCTATAGAATTAGCAATGTATGTACACAAAATAAACAAAGAGCTTGCTGAAATAGACAAAAGAGGTCTTGAACTTCGTTCTGATTTGGGTTCTTCGGATTATTTTGGTTTCCGACAAGAAGGAGACTTTAAGGGAATGAAGTGGATAGATGTTTACGAGAAAAAGGCTGTTACATTGGAGGAGAAGTTCGCATTGGTTGACCAAATGCTTGAGCAACTTCAAAAAAGAGGAATAGACATCGCATACGATATTGACAAAAATGGAGACAATGCTGCTGAGAAGATTGACGAGTTCGCTCATGGTCTTGAAGATGTTGCTCTAAGGCTTTCTGTAATAAAAACAACATTTGAACAAGCTAAAGTAGAGGCTGACAAGTTTTGGAACAGGTTTAGTTATACTCAATATTCAGAGTTTGACCCGGGTAGTTGGTCACTTGACCCAACTTTTGAATCTGCAATTGAGGATTTTACAAAAAGTTATTCTGCTGTAGAATCAAAATTTGCGAATCAAAACACTGCCAATGTTCAAAGTATAAAAGAGTATTACGACAGTGCAAAGGATGTAACTACAGAAGAA